TTTGTATGCCCCATCAACGATGGCCTTGCTGAGTTGGTTAAATTCAGCGCTATACTGGCCTCCAAAAGAAACAATCAGCGCTAGCTGCTTTGATACGCCAGCATCACGGGCTTCTGCTGCCGCTTCACCGAACTCACCAACTGCATTGCAAAACTCGCCAGCCGACGCACCAAATGAAGCCATTGCGAATACTGCTGCTGCGATTAATTTTTTCATTTTTTACTCTCCTGTGTTTGTGTATCTACATCATCGCTTACGATTCAATCTACGTCAAGACTATTGTGATAAAATAATCTGCATCACCGGAGGTAAAAATGAAACTATCGCAGCGTGGCATTGATTTAATTAAACAATTCGAGGGTTACAGCTCGAAGGCATATCCAGACCCGGCAACTGGCGGAGCGCCGTGGACTATCGGATATGGCACAACCAATGGCGTTAAGCCAGGCATGGTTATCACCGCAGAGAAAGCTGAAAAGATGCTGCGTGACGACGTGGCAAAGTTTGAAAGCGGCGTCTCGTCACTCGTCACTGCCCCAACCACTCAGGGCCAGTTTGATGCAATGGTGTCGCTGGCCTACAACATTGGCCTTGGTAACTTTGGCAAATCAACTCTGCTGAAAAAGCATAATGCCCGCTGCTACACCTGCGCCGCCGACCAGTTCCGGGTATGGAATCGCGCCAATGGCAAAGTCATGAACGGACTGACCAAGCGCAGGGCGGCAGAACGTCAGGTCTACATGTCATGAAGCGCATCAGTAACTGGCTTATCGGCATTTGGGCATCATTCTGCTCGCTGATTCAGCTCTGGCCTGACGCCATGGTTCATGTGTGGGCTTTCATGCCTGAAGACCTCAGGTCTGCCATTCCGCCGATTGCGGTAAAGGCGATCAGCTACAGCATCCTTCTTGCCTCGCTGTTTGGAAAAATGCACGACATGAAGAAAGAGATTAAGGCGCTGAAAAATGACCAGAATTAAGTTAATTCTAATCGCCATAGGCGTCGCGGTAATCATTGCTGCATCTGGTTATGGCGCTGGATACATGAAGGGATGGTATGCGCACAGCGAAAAAGTTAATCGTGACGCAGAAAAGCGCAGGCAGGAGGTGCAAAGCAAGCAGGCTAAGTCCACGGAGCAATCTCAGCAGGTGCGCGTTGTGACTGAAACCAAATACAAAACCATTTACCGCGACGTGGTGAAATATGTCTCCGACCCGAATCGTAATGTGTGTGTTTTTGATGACAACTATCAGCGGTTGCGCCAACAATCACTCGACGCCGACGCCTCCGTCAGCAGAGATGCTAGGTCAGGTGTGCGAATTATCGAAAGTGGCGCCAAAAAATAGCGACGAAAGTATCGTTATGGAGAACCAGAACACGGAGTGCGCCACAAAAAGAAAGATGACGATTTACGACTGGCAGGATTGGTATCGCGATAACTTCCAATAAAAAAGCCCCGTAAGGGGCTTTGTTTTAGAAAATGCCAAGGTCAATCTCACGCATAAAGCGCCTCCATTTTGTACCCAAACATGGTCGCATTCTGATGCTCAACACTACCAGCAAATGCCAGATAACGGCGACCACGATTGCTGGTGATGATGTAGGCTGCTGGTTCTCCAAGCCTCGGGACATGATAATCGCGCCGGGCAGGTTCGTGTAACTCCACCATGTCGATTTCAATGCGTGGCACGGGGTCTTGTATTGGCATCACTTCACCTCCCCATTCAGTTCATTAACAATTAATGTTGCATAGCCAGCGATGTCTTTCCAGCTATCGTCGTATGTCGGGTCGCCATTCAGGATGCGACCAATTTTATGCTGAATCATGTCGAGCGCTTCCTTCTGGCTCGCCGTCAGGTTATTCCAGCCCTCCGCGTCATGCATAACTCGTTTCAGAGATCGCATGATTTCTGCGCCGTCTTTGAATTTGCCATAACGGTTGCCGCGCTCGGTGATGAGGGCTTCTGTTGAGATGGTGCGCCAATTCAAGTCATCATCAGTTACTGGCTCACGATGGGCGATAACAATATCGCCAGCCTTTTCGATATCCTTATCTCGCCCTGCATAATCCGCACTGAGGTAGTGGATTTTGCCACTGGTTGCTGACTTCACAGCAAGAACGGCATCTTCATGACCATTAAAATAATCAGCACTTCCTTTCAGGTATTTGTATTTCATCACTCCACCCTCAACGTAACTTTGTTTTTCTCATCCACGCTGAAGTGCTCACGCACAAACGCATACATTTCTTCAGCGCTCCATTCCCGCATTGCTACATAGCAGTGCGCGTAATATCTGACATCTCGCAGGCTTAACGGCTGGCGCTTAGCGATAATCTCAGTCAGTACTTCCAGTGGTTCTTTGCGTTGTCTCGCCATTGTCGCTCTCCTGTGAAAACCATCTTGACTAATCTACGTCAATTAGTCAATACTAGATGGTGTAGATTATATCACAGTGATGAGGAGTGGTGTGGAATGAAGAAATGGCAGGAGGTGACAGAGGTTCATAAGCGCGATTGCCGGGAGACTCTGCAAATGCTTAATGTGCCAGAGTCAATCATTAAATCTATCGAGCAGCGCATTGATCTGGCTGCTATGGAGGCCGCCCATGAAGCCGAGGAAGCGCAAATGTTGTCATGGATGGACAGAACTCTACCGGGCGTTTTACATTGTGGTAAGACTACCGATTGAAGATGATGACGGGTATCTGCACAACCATAGTCAGGTGCTCAAATATTATGGCGTTCACTACAAAGTGCTGATGGAGAGAAAAAATGAATACTGATCAGGTGTACGAAAAAGAGTTGTTGAACAAGCTGGAGGAACTCGACCGTACTCGCGCCTGGGTTGAAAGCGAATTGCGCGAAGTTCGCAACCGCATGCAGCGGCAGGTTAACCGCGAAATTATCGAGTGGCGCGAAGGGCGCCCGCATTTCAGCAATATTGGTGAATGGGTGGCGAAATGAGCAAGGCCAGCACCCTGCATCAGTTAATCATGGCTGATATCAGGGAAAACAACGCAAGGGCCAGATGGCAGCGAAACCAGCCTGACCGCCGAACATTGAAGCAAAAGCTACATCCTAAGCGCAGAAGGCCAAACAGAAAGCGAGATTATCGCAGGGATAAGGTGTTGCTTAAACTATGTGGTATTCAGATGAAATTTATGATTAAGGAGGCGATAAATGAAGCCAATGATGAATGATGAGGGGTTGCTGGAGTGCGCCCACTGCGGCTCGATGGATGTCGGAATTGAAACTGATGATGGGTGGCGATACATTGAATGCGGCGAATGTGAAATGCGAACGGCAGAATATCGAAATGACGAATTGATGCGCAGGAGATGGAATACCAGAAATGGCCATCTCTACACCGCTGACGACTACAAACGGGATGCAATGGAGCGCGCAAATGGACTTTAAAACGCAAATACTCACGGTGATAGAGCGCTGCGGCGGCGCAACCAATGCCATGATACGCAAGCAGACTGGCATGACAAACCGAGCCAGCGTTACTGGTTATCTGATTGAGCTTGAGGGCATGGGATTTATTATTAAAGAGGAAAGCGTAAGCCATGGCAGGCGCTGCTTTAAGTATTTCCTCAATCCCGATAATACTGCGCTTGACCTGGCAATTCAGACCTATCTTGAGGCGAATCCCGGGCGCAAGAGCAAGCAGATAGCGGAGGCTGTCGGCGTCAACTACACCATCCTCAAGGCACGCATGCGCTACCTGGCAAGCATTGGTCAGGTTGATCGTGAAATGCTTCCCGGCGGCGCATGGAAATATTACTGGCAGGAGATCATCCCGTTTGGCATGAGCCGTGACAGGATGATGTTTGAAAAGTTGCTTGCCGGGGCGCGCCAGTCATGTGGGCGGTAAAGCATAAATCAGGAACCGTGCTGTTTGTCACCAACTGTGAACGCACAGCCAATAATCGTAGAGAGATGGGATGGATAGTGGAGGAGGTGAATGTGAGCAAACCAAAAAGCGCATTAATTAAAATTACATGGCACGACGACACAGTTAGCCAGTGGCATGCAGATTCATTCAGAGAGGGTGAGCACTCCATTGAAATGAATATTGGTGGATGCATCGTTTGCATCCCCTGGAGGTTATACAAAGATGGCGAAGTCAAACATTTGGATGTGGAGTCGTAAATGAAACTACAACTTAACGAAATCATGGAAGCAACAATTAGCGAGCTTGACTCATGGGATATGATGCTTGCCTTTGAAATCGAAGCTATCGAGCGCCAGCTCTCCGGGAATCATGATGCAGGCAGGGTATGGAAAGAGAAGGCCATGAAGGCGAAGGGACATATGCAGCGCACCCGCGCGCTGGTTCGCACCCGTCTTGATAAGCTCTACTACGGTGAGGAAAGAATGTTGCACGGCGCTATTCTGGCTGAAATCCGCAAAACGATGCCCATCGGGAAATTCATGGATGCAGTAAACCGCGCAAAAATTAACTGCGGAATGCTAAATAAGAATAGTCCTCAATAAATCTTCATCATTGGCTGCTACCTTGCATTCAGGAGGTAGCAGCCATGCCAATCATACTGATATCATTCTTTGCTACTCTTTTCGCTTTTACCGCATCTCCGCTTTACCTTCTTGCGTCCGTTTCGTGGTGCTTTATTGCTGCTAGATATAAAAAAGGCGCCACATGACGCCTTTTATTTGTTTATCTACTCCACTCTATTCTCATCTGTCCGCTGTCCCATATCCTGCTAACACCCTCAGATTCGTACCATTCTGTTTGGGTCATACCTTTCGGCGCCTTGTTCCATTTCTGTCTTGACTCTACATTACTGCCATTAACTATGCCAAATCCTGGCTTTATGCTAACTGGTTTAAATCCTGCCGCTATGTATGACTTGCCAGTAAACAAATCAAGATCAACATAACTAAAGCACCTGTCAAACCCGATGATTGAAGAGCAGTTTTTTAGCATCTTGGTAAGCCCGCCTCTAACGTTGCACTTCGACGCAAACCTCACAAGCTCTGTTGCGCCTGATTTTATCGTGAAAGTCATAACTGAAACTAAATCATCACCATTGAACAGCCCGAAATGCCTGCTGGCGTTCTTTCCACCCATCACGTGATGTGCATCAAGAAAATCCCTAGAATCACGACTTGATACTTCTTTAACGACGCATTCTCTTGCGTTTATGTTTTCATTAGGCCTACAGCCCATGGCATTCATTATTATTAATTTGACCAAATCTTCTTTATCTCTCCAGATATCGCTTCTTATGCTTATTAATCTCATTCCAGACGCTTCAACCCTCTCCCTCTTCATTCTGTGATAAAGCCTATCTTTCCCGACCTTCTCCGAGTGCCAGTACACGCCGTTTACCTCTATGGCTAATGATTTGGATTTTGAGACTATATCAAGTTCATATGGCGCTATCGTCGCTCTATCCCTACTGATTGCATATGGGTCTAGTGACTTAACAAATGCAAGGATATCGGCTTCTGCGTTTGACATTACTCCAGCGCACGATGGGCACCCATTCCCAGCAAGATGATTTGCTGCACCCTGAGTAAACTCCCCATGCACAGGGCATAAGATATTAATCTTGCCTCGGGAACCAGTAAACCCATTCGGTGAATACTCATATTTATCTCCATGGATGCATTTCGCATCATCAACAAAATCACCGAACATTTTGATCTTTGCTTTCCTCGAACTCTCATCCCCGCACCTTGGGCATCCATTACCACGTTTCAGGTGAATGTAGGCTCCTTGCTCAAACCACCCATGGATCGGGCATCCGATTGTTACCTTTTCCCGAGAAAACGTTTCAAAAAAAACCTTGCTATAGTCATATTTTCCTCTGTGAACAGCGGAAGCCATTGATTTAAAATCATCGACAGAAATGACGCCCTTTTGGCACTTTGCACACCCCTGACCATGAAGGTGTTTGGATGGCTTTTGCCAGAATTCCCCATGCTTTTTGCATACTATTTTCATTGGTGAGTGGCAGCCATGGAAGGTATAAAAATCATACTCATACGTCTCGCCATGAACGCTACGCAGCTTTTCTTTGAGTTCATCAATCGTCATCTTCTTCGGCATGATATAATCCACATATCAAAAAAACACTCGGAGTTAACATGAAAAGGTTACAAGTTAACGTCTTGACCACCATCAATAGCGCAAGCAACATTAGCGAGCAGGTTATTGATGGAGACATGCATTACATTATAAAGAATGTTGTTCCTCTTGTCGATGATGTAGTGATGAATGGCGGGATGTATCCATCTGACGAAATCAAGAAGTCATATAATGGTCTGAATGGAAATCCGGCGCCGTACAATCACCCGGTGGTAGACGGTTCTTATGTGTCCGCTCACAATATTCGCGCCGTGAACCAGTACCATGTCGGCTCATGGATCGAGAACGCGTCACACGATGGCGGAAAGGTGCTTGTTGACCTAAAGGTAAACAAAGTTATCGCTGGTCGCTCAGAGAAAGGTCGGGAGTTACTTGGTCGCATTGAGGCGCTAATGAATTCTGCCGATAGTGCAGAGCCAATTCATGTATCCACTGGCCTATTGCTTAACCGTGAAGCAGCGGAAGGAACAAGCAAAGGCAAGAAATACACGTGGATTGCCAGGAATATGGAATGGGATCACCTCGCCATTCTTCCTCCGGGCGTGCCAGGGGCTGGAACACCAGAAGATGGTGTTGGCATTTTTGCCACCAATGGCGAAGACATTGAGCGCGTCGTGGTTAACCTTGAGGAATCGGCTATTCCAGACGAAAGTGCAAACAAAATCAAATGGTGGCAGCGCGCCATCAATCGCCTGACTGGCAATCAACTGTCATTCACCGATATTACCGAGCAGCTCCGCAATATCATCAAGGCCGAGATGCCAGCCGACTCGTGGCCTTATATCGTCGCCGTTTATGATAATTACTTCGGCGTTGAGATTGACGGCACCATTTATATGCAGTCCTACATCGTCCGTGAGGATATGGTAGAATTAGTCGGTGAACGGGTTAAGGCTGTTTATAAGACAGAGCTTGAACCGGTAAAAACAACTCAAGGGGAAATCTCAATGACGAACGAGGAATTACAGGCGGTACTCGCTGAAGCCCTCAAACCGGTTCAGGAATCGTTGACCGCAGTCAACCAGAAACTGGCCGATGTGGAGGCGCAAAACAAAACCCTACGCGACCAGCTGCAAGCCAATGCTGCGCAAGAAGAGACCGCAATGCGCGCCGCCATTATGGCTGAGTTGAAGTTGCCGGAATCTGCTGTTAATGCGCTGACTGGCGAAGCACTGCGTGAAACCTATGCACTCACCAGTAAAGCGGCTCCGATTTCCGGCGGGTTCCAGCCGAACCGCGCCGAAGAAGATTTTGATATGGAGGCACCTGAATAATGGCTACTATCCGTTATGGCACCATCATCGGCGGCCCGGCCCGCAAAAATGACCCGCAGATTCGTGAAGGCATCATGAAGGCAGCGTTGAAGCCGGGCGCACTGGTTGACTTCGATACTGCCGATGACAAAATCATCGCACACGCTACCGATGGTGGTCAGGGTTTCCCTTATGTGCTCCAGCATAACTACCTCGGTGGTGGTGATGTATCTGAAGATGTTCCCGCTGGCGCTACTGGCATGGCTGTGCAGTGTGAATTTGGCGTCACCTATCACGCACTGGTTGCTAAATCTTCCGAACTGAAGAAAGGCACTCCGCTGGCAAGTGATGGCACTGGTGCGCTGAAAGTTGCCGCTAATAAGGAAAATATCCTGTTCTATTCCGATGAAACTTATACCGTTGCCTCTGATGGCGCTGAGCTGGTTGCAGTTCGTCGCGCTGGCAATGCTTCCATGCCTGCTGGAGAACTGTAATGGAAAAGATTATTTTTACCAAAGATTTGGTAGCCAACTCCGCAGTAGTGGCTGACCAGTGGAAACATCTGACCATCGACCGTAAGGTGTTCTGCAACGCAGAAGCTGAACTGGCGAAAACATACGGTGTGAACGCCACCGCACTGGTAACGAAAGATTACTGGCGCGACGTGGATAACGTCACCACCCGCGTTTTCCGCAACGAAGCTGGTCAGGATATGATGGCTGACCTGATGGGCATTGCGGCAAACATCAATATCGGTAAGACTGTGGCAATCAGCCGCATTGCTTCTGATGCTGGTAAGGTTGTCCGCACCCTGTCTGGTCAGGAGCCGGAAGATTTGGATAAAACTCGCTACGATTACACTGGCGATGTGATTCCAATCTTCAAAACTGGCTACAGCCGCGAATGGCGCGAACTGCTGGGTATGCAGTCCGAAGGTTTTGACCCACTGCTGGACGATCAGGCTAACGTCACCTTCAACCTGCGTTCCGATATGGCGCAGTATCTGCTGACTGGCGACCAGACTCTGAACGTGAACGGCGTTTACACTGGCTACGGTATCACTAACCACCCGAACACTGTTCAGGTTAACCTGAACGATTCCGATGGCCTGAATATCGACCTGCAAACCGCAACGCCAGACAAAATCGTGAAGTTCTTCAATCAGGATTTCCAGGCTATTCTGGATGCGCAGAACGTATTTGAGCAAGTGACTCTGTGGGTTTCCCCGGCAGTGCGCCGTAGTTTCATGCGTCCGTATTCTGATGCGGCAGGTTTCAAAGGCGGCACGGTTGAGCAGTACATCACGCAGTTCGGCAATGGTCGTATCGGCAAGATTGGCACCAACTTCCTGCTGACTGGTAACCATTTCGTTGGCTACGTTCGCAACGACATGTACATCCGTCCGCGTGTTGCTCAGCCTGTTTCCACCTATGCGGCAGCCCGCACCAACCCGCACGATAACTTTAACTTCCTCGTGTGGTCTGCTTTTGGTCTGCAGATTCGTAAGGATGCTACCGGCAAGTCCAGAGTGTTCAACGGCTACGGCACACAAACTCCGCTGTAATAGAAAGGGGCGAAAGCCCCTTTGTGAATTTGAGGTGAATAATGGCTAAGTACGAAGTCATCGCACGCGGAATCTTTGTTAAAGAGAAAGGCAAGATTCGTGAATTGCAGCTTGGCGAGGTTATCACGGAACCTGCTGAACATCTGATGTCAAAACTGCGCGTCATGCCAGAACTGGAAAAGTCTTTCGAAGTCGCAACCCCGCAAGAAAAGACGACAAAGAAAAAGAAAGCAGAGTAAACTAAACCCGCATTATGCGGGTTTTTTATTGGGGGTTTCTATGGCTGTAAGATAAAAGAAAAACCCCGTTGCGGGGCTTTTGATTTCTACAGACGCATAGGCATAACAACAATCTTCGCATTCTCGCCAGATGGCGCACTAAGACAGCAAACTGCGGCATTTGTATTCCCATTCAATTCAAACTTAACGCCACAGAATTTAGGATTAAACAGCCTGGCCACTTTCTCAACGTCAACCAGATAGCCAGCATTGAAGCCAATTTCCTCTGCTGCTTTCATTTCCTTTGGTATCACGCAGTCAATGTCAGGGAATCTGCCGTCAATCTCTTCGCAGATGCCAGCGCCAACCATCACGCCAGCTTCATCATGATACGTTGCAATTTTCGACTTGGTATCAATGATGGCGTAGTCATAGCGTTTTGTTGGAGGTTTGCCAATCTTGATGATCACATTTTCCGTCAACTTATTTTCATGATTGCCACCAATGAATGCTCGATGACCGTCAGTTGATGTAATGCGACCATCTGGCATAAAGCAGATACCGTTCAGGTAGTAACGAACATCATTGCGCGCCTGAAATATTAACGCTGATTCAAGTAATAGTTTGCTGATTTTTAGTTTCATCACTTCACCTTTATCATGTGTTGTTTTGCAACCTTCAGGCATTCATCGAAAATCTTGCCATTCTTTTCACTCTGGTTGCTCCTGTAGTGGGTAATTGCGGCCTCTATAGCCGAGTTGTCGATGCCTGGCAGTTTTTCGCGCAGGTTTTTCTCTATGAATTGCTCGGGTTTCATTACCAACTCTCCACCACATTTGCGCATTCATCATAAAATAAGAAATGCCTTGTTTTTTCTTCGTAACGCTTCATTTCAAATGCGATTATGTCCTCCTGATAGTGAATTTTCTCCACCTGGCGAGCCACGCCGTCTCGCATTAGGATGTGATCGCCTTCTTTTATGTTTTTTGCAACAGTGCCAATTGTAATCATCACAGCTTCTCCAGAATCGCCAGCACTTCATTCAGTTCAGCAGAGGGAAGGCGCAAAAATTCTTCTGTTTCCTGTGCCACGTGACCCTCAGCAACAACCATGTGATCTGCTTCTTTCAGCAACTGAATCAGGCGGTCAATCGGCTTAACTTTTTTGGCCTTGAGCGTTTTCGCCGTCACCTTATCTTTGCCCTGCGCTTTCGCTTCCTCAACAGCAGCATCAATAACGTTAACGGCATCATCGCCATGCTCACGTGCGACTGCAACGGCGTTGGCATAGCTGATTTGGCCTGCATTGATGCGTTGCTTGATAGCATCAGGCACATCACCAAGTGACAGATGCATCTGCACATCAGAAACTGAGCGGCCTACTTTTTTGGCGATTTCTTCATTCGTCCATCCGAACCCCTTCAGGCGCACATAAGCCTTTGCACGCTCAAGCGGGTCGAGTTGCTTACCCTGACTGGATGACACCATGAAGGCGATTTTATCCGCTTCATCGCCGGTGAAGTCTTTGCACTCAATGCGCACAATTGGTACGCCGCGCTCAATGGCGCGCAGTGCGCCAAGATAACGATGCTGGCCGTCAAGAATCTTGATTCTCTTTCCGTCAGCATCAGGAATAACAGTTAACGCCGGGATTGGTTGGCCTGATTCCCAGCACTGCGCGAAGTATTCAACGTGCTGCTCATCGGCTTCGCGGATGTTGTATCCCGGCTCAAGATAAAGCTGATCGACAGGAACCTGATAACCTTTGTTGACCACGATTCCGCCGCGAGTTTCTTTGTCTGAGTAAATTTTTCCGAGAGATGTCATCTTTTCCTCACTTTGATAAACAGATTGCACTGGCAATAGCGAATCCGATAACAATTAATGCCAGCTTGATTTTGAACTTGCCCCACGCCTTCAGGTCTTCTTTTCGTATTTCGTGGCGGATCATTGGGGTTCTCCGAGTGCTTTTGCGATTGCGGCATAGGCCTTGCTCAAGGCAGTGGCATTCCTTTTTGTTGGCGTAGTGAAGACTACAAGCATCTCCAGAGCCTCCAGCAATTCCGGCGCAGCGGCCATCATTCGTTGGTTGGCAACTTGAACCTCAACTTCAGGGTCAAACTCAACCCAGCCGACAGGAATAATCACTCCATAAGACTGGTCGTCATCTGTTGATTTTGGCCCTATTGCCCTGCTGTTATCTCCAAACCACGGCCCCGGCGTACCTTTGAATTCATTCATCCTCATCACCTCTAACATTTATTGTTGTTTCTACGTCATCACTATAGCGACACCCTCAATCTACGTCAACACTTTATGATAAAATTAAACCAACAACACTCAACCCGCGCTGTTCCGTGCTGAAAAACGTAAGGCGGCGAAATTGGATATAGCAATCGGCGTTATCGTCATGGCGCTTTCGCTGGTTCAGGTGTACAGATGCTGGAAGTTCATCATTCGGAGAATAATTAATGAGAGACGCGCTTCAGCACGCCGCAAACCAGATAATTAGTGGCACTGTCGGCCAGGTAATCGACAAAGCCGGTTATACCTCCATCGGCACGGGTCTTGGCCTGAAGGTGGCAGAGCAGACGCCGGTCGCACAATCATACATTGCCTCAATGATCCCCCATTCGATTACCGAGTGGGCAGCGGTAGCCTCTATACTTGGCGCGCTGTCACTGGTGGCAAAAAACCTTTTTGAGATGTGGTGGAAGATTCGGGAGAGCAAAAAGAATGGCAGCACCGACAGCAAGTGAACTTGTCGCCGCCATGGCGTCAAGAGGCGTGACTATCACCACAGCAGACGCAACGGGAATCCTGTGTCTGGTGGCGAGCATCACAGAGTGTCTTGAGCTTAATTACCCTGAAGACACATGTAGGCAGGATGCAATTCTGCTATGGGCCTCAATCCTTATCGCCTCAAATACAGCCGGAAGATACATAACCAGCCACCGGGCGCCATCTGGTGCGTCGCAGTCATTTGGCTATGGCAGTAAGCCGTGGATGGCCCTTTACAATCAGATGAAGCTACTCGATACGGCAGACTGCACAGGCGACCTTGTGGAAGAGCCTGATGGGGCAGCAAAGCCGTGGTTTCGTGTTGTCACCGGGAGTAAGTGCAGATGAAAACGTCAACATTAACTGTAAATATCGCAATCCGTAAATGGTGCATGCCGCTGCTGGTTATTCTGGTATTGCTGCGCCTTCCTGTTCCGCGCTGGATTTATACTCTTGAGGCCGCACCATGTCAGCGATAGCGAGATGGAGCTATACGCAGCCATGCACAATCTGGCGGCTTACTGGCAAGGATAAGTATGGCAAGCCAACATTCGCCGCGCCAGAGCCCATCATGTGTGATTATGGCTTCGATAAGAATCTGACCACCGGCACAGCTGGCAATGAGATTGCACAGAAAAACACATTCTGGACGGAATACCAGGATGCGTCTGTTGGCGACTTCATCATGCTTGGCACCATTACCAGTGCTGACCCTTTGGCTGCCGGAGCTGACCAGATTAGAAGCGTCGTGAATTACGGCAATACACTAAATCGCAACGACCTTCCTGATTTTGCGCTGGTAACGGGGTAATGTATGGCCGCCAAAATGAGAGGTATCCAGCAGGCGATTAAGCGTACCCAGCAGATAGTCGGTGAGATTACTGGTGAGAAGGCGGTATCAGCAATAAAAGCCGCCAACCACATCATCAGGACTGAATCGGCCTCCATGACGCCAGTAGCCACGTCAACGCTGATAAATAGCCAGTATGACACCGTTGAGGTTAATGGCACTCGCATAACTGGCAAGATTGGGTATTCCGCTAATTACGCCCTGTATGTCCATAATGCACCAGGTAAATTGCTTGGCACGAATACTCCGCGCACAGGGAGACTTAAAGGAAAGGGAAATGTATGGGATAAGAGCGGCGAGCCTAAATTCCTTCTCAAGGCTGGCGAAAACACACGCGAGCTTGTCGATCAGGTAATCAAAAAAGAGATGACGCTAAAATGAGAGATATGCTTGAGCTTGTTGACCAGTACCTTAGCGATGCCGGTCTTTATGATGGGTGGACTTCTCAGCTTGAGTTCTGGAACGATACCGAAGTTGGCACAGACCGGTTTATGGTGCTGCAATCCAATGGCGGTACGAACGTAAGCAAAGACCTCAGCAATGATTATTATTTTTCGCTCTATGTTGTCGGCCAACAGGGTCAGTACAACATCGAGGAGACAAAAGCAAAAGCGCTTGATGTCATCTCATATATCAAGGAGCATCCCGTTGATAGTTGCATTGGCATGATTCAGTTGCAGGCTCCGCTTGGACGCCCGACGCTCACAACGGAGCAGAGACCGGTTTATGAATTGTTGCTGAGGGTTGTTTTTGGTGAATAGAAAAGGCCGCTGATGAGCGGCTTTTAGTAGTCATTACTACATAATAAATAATCAATGGCATCGCCAAGATATTCGAATCGGGCATCATATCGCCCATTAGCATTTGCGACAACATACCACTTCCCGACCTTTGATATACCAGCAATCCTGCTGTTATTTTTGTCAGCTATGCGCCAGTAATCATCGTGGATTTTTTGGATTTGTATCATTGCGCTCACCGAATATGGTTCCCGCGACAGGATTCGAATTATTGTTGTGGCCCTGGTGCCTCCAGGTTGCTGGTCGGTAAATCCAGCAGGCATACCCACAAAAGGAGCATATTTCTACCTTGCCACGTGCGCATAGCCGCATTACCACAACGGAAAGAGCACTCCAGGACTTACCACACGTACTTTTGCGCATAGGTCGTCACCAGTGCGGGCGTGTCCCCTGAAGCTACCTGACAATGCTCTTACCTGTTGTGTGCCCATTATTAATCACACCGGGCCAGTGCGCCGAATTCATTGACAAGGAGTCGGAAGACCTTGCTGGTGTTTGGCCGTTAGGCTACTGCCAGATACATTTCTTCGTTTGCATTTATCTTTGTGGTCAGTTTCTAAAAACCCGCAAAGTCGCTTACGAAAACTATCTGCCATTTAATCTACACCACCAATCAAAACCTGTCAACATGATATAATGCGATTGTTTAGCTAAACAGAGAGGATTCTAAACATGGCTATTTGTGCAAATGATAACGGCATCATCACAGGTCGCCAGTCGCTCATCGAGCTGGCTGATGGCTGCTGGGATGCTGTGCCAGCAGAGGAAGACTGGAAGTTTTTTGCTCCCATGACCTCAAAAGGCGTCGACTTCAGCCCAAGCACCACTACCTCAGAGGCTGATGATGGCGATGGCTTTGTCGCGACGCTGGTCACTACCGCAGACCTCACCATTTCCGGTGATTTTGAAGTTCGTAAGGCTGACAAGGCTGATGAGTATGGCGTGCATAATCTCATCAAATACTTTGTCACCGAAGTAAAAGCTCGTCGTCAGCCTTCGCTGTGGGTGCGTCAGACCACCGGTAATACCGTTGTTGTTGCCTACTGCAACATTACCGCTCTGAGCTACGATGGCGGCACCAACGACATTATCACCGGCTCAGTTGAATTCAAGCCTTATGATGGCTCTACTGTTGACGTGTCCAGCATCGAAGATTTGACGCTGACTACTGATATCAGTAAAGACAAAAGCGTTGCCACTAACGACGCTCTGACGCTCGGCCCGGTAGTTGCAGCTGGCGGTGTCAAGCCTTATACCTACCAATGGTATAAAGGCACCACGCCGATCGGCAGTGCTACTACCGACACGTTCACCAAGGACGATGCTGCCGCAGGTGATGCTGGTACGTACTTCTGCCGAGTGATGGATTCGGCAACCAGTCCTGATTACGTTGACTCCACCAAGTGTGTTGTTACCGTCACGCAATAAAAAAACCCCCGAAAGGGGGTTTATAATTTCTGTCCCATGATTTGCTCATAAAACCCATCTTCATTAAGATAGCATTTTGCCATCTCAATAGCTTCATCATATCCGAGATCGGTAACAATCGAGCATCGCCACAAGATAATGTGCGAAGAAAGATAAAACAGTTTGTTGTACCATCTCACGCGCTTTAATGTTTCGCAGCTGTACATTTTGTTTCCGCAAAACCAGAATTCATATTTTTTATATTTCCTCCTTGTCATCACGCCTTCCTCGTCTTGTTCTTGATGCCCCACAAAATCAGATTGGCAACAAACTCAGATCGTCTCAGGTGAATTGCTATCGCATAGTTTATGTCTATGCGCTGGCCTGCATATGCAGATATCACATCTTCGTCATCTTTGTTAACTGGCATTCTTGGACTCCTGCATCATGAGGAAGACAATCATGGCGGCGCGGAGTGGATTTACATCAAAGACGGCATCAGAGCTTGCATAAAAACAAACTTCAGAATCTCCGGTGATGCCATCAATTACTGTATCAACCGGCGCCGCAATCCATTTGTTATCGAGTGATACGATGCTAATCTTGTTGCCAACAATAATCGGCCATGCATCCGCTGGGCTGTTGCAAGGGTCAAATGGAAGTCTCTGACGAGTGCATTTTTGCCCAACAATTACACCAATCTCATTATCATCAGCATCAACACTGATTAATTTTATATTCTTGCCAGAGGCCAAAGATACCAGCTTGTTAATTTCAAAATCACTCATCTTGCTGTAATCAGTGCTCATCTCTTATCCTCCACCACTACGCCAATCTTAGCCAGCAACAAAATCGCCTTTACGCGGGCCTCTTCATAGGTGTATCCCTGGTCAATGTAAAGGTCGATGTAAAACCTCAAATCAGCATCAGTCTCGTTCATATGTCAAACCCTCAATCACCTTATGCTTTCAATCTACGTCAGTTTTGCGCCACCTGTCAATGGTATAATTACGTCATTATGAAAACAGGATTTAGACATGAGACAACGCACACCGCTAACAGAAATAGGAGAGATGCGCATCTCCCTGGATGACAAGTCTTTTTTCTTCAAACCATCATTTGCGGCGATGAATGAGCTTGGCTCACCGAAAGAGATTGTCGAGCTGTACGCTACGCTTAATGGGTATGAATACGCTGCCATACTCGGCGCCATTCAGTCAATGCCGTATGGCGCGCAGATTCAGATTGCAAAAATCCTGTCACGTCCTGTTTATGGCAAGAAAGTGCTCAGCGCCGCCTGTCTCATCATGCAGTCTTGTTGCGATGATGATATCTCGGTGCTCATTGGGTCATGGAAGCCAACTCCGCGCGGTGTAAAGTACGTCACCGGAAGAATGCCAGTAAATGACATTATTATTATTGCTCGAAACCTGATGGAGCATGGCATCATCGGCAAGTCTCCGCTCAAGGTTCCTCAGCGCTCGGAAAACCAAAAGCGCACAACCAGTGAGTTGAGAATGTCGGATTACATCATCTCTGCTCGCACTCACTTCGGAATCACCCGTGAGGAAGCGGAAGACCTGACCATGACCGAGTATCAGCAGATGATAAAATCAAAATACCCGGAACCGGAAGGCATGACGCGCGAGCAGTATGATGCGTCTTATGAGCGGGTTAAGCTGAATAAACAGAAACTGAAAGAGAAAGCCGCCAGAAAGGCCGCTAAAAGCAAAGGAGCAAAATAATGGCAGAAACAGTTGGCGGCATTATCTATGAGGTTGGCATTGACACATCCCAGCTAGTGGCTGGCAGTCGTGAATTGCAGTCAATGCTAAATGGACTTAGCGGGAACATGGGGCGACTTGAGGCCAGTGTAAACAGGACAGAGCGCTCTATTGGATCGATGGAACGAACAATGTCCAGCCTTTCTGGCGTTGCCAAGGGATTGTTCGCGGCGCTTTCTGTGCAACAGGTTGCGAGTTACGCCGATGCCTGGACTGAACTAAATAACAAGGTAGCTAACTCGGTTCGTACTGGAGAGACGCAGACCGAAGTTATGCAGCGGATCTTTGATGTTTCACAAGCAACCCAGTCATCCCTTAACGGCACGGCGACTCTTTACGCCAGACTTGAGCGAGGAACCAGGGCGTACAACACCAGCGCGGAAGATTTAGTCCGCCTGACCACTATTATCAACCAGGGGTTTGCAGTATCCGGTGCAACAGCTCAGGAAGCTGAGAACGCAATCATTCAGCTATCACAGGGTATCGCTTCCGGCGTTCTGCGCGGCGAGGAGTTTAACTCAGTGTCAGAGCAAGGCAGCCGCCTCATGGTAGCTCTGGCTGATTCGATGGGTGTTTCTATCGGTCAGTTGAGGGCTATGGCCGCTCAGGGGCAGCTAACAACAGACGTTGTAGTTAAGGGGCTTCTGTCACAAGGGGATGCAATCGGCAAAGAATTTGCCAACACCACCGTCTCAATCGCCAAGGGATTGCAGGTAGCCGGTAACAACGTAACGAAGTTCTTTGGCGAAAACTCGACGGTTAAATCATTTGCAGCAGGGTTCCGAGACTCTGTCATCACAATAAGTGAGAACCTTGAGACGCTGAGCGGCGCCCTTATCATTGTAGCTGGCATAATGGGAAGTCGGTATGTTGGCGCGCTGGCAATGTCCACTGCCGCGAAAATATCAGATATAGCGGCATCAAGACAGCAATTAATAGCTGAGAATCAGCAGGCACAATCTGCACTCTTTGCCGCCAATGCCACCCAGAGAAAAGCTTTCGCTGATAAAGAGGCGGCACTATCATCTGTCGCACTTGCCCAGGCTGAATATAACGTAGCAAAAGGCAGTGCAGCCGAGGCGCTGGCTCTTGATGCTCTTATAGCTGCAAAGTCCAGAGCGAGCGCCGCATCATTGTCTTTGGCGCAAGCTGAAAACGCACAGGCCGCGGCATCAGCGAGAGCGGCATCTGCGGCCAGAGCAGCTTCGGTAGGGGTTGGCCTTGCCAGAGGGGCGCTTTCATTGATAGGCGGCCCAGCAGGAGCGGCGACGTTAGCAGCGGGGGCAATTTTCTACTTCTGGCAAAAAGCGCAGCAGGCCAGAGAAGAATCCATTCGCTTTGCTGATAGCTTGGATCAAGTTAACGAGTCAATGAAGGCGATGAATAACACCCAGCTAAGGGGGGTAATTGCCGACGCTAATAAGTCTATTCAGGCACAAGAGGAATATGTAAGGGATCTTGAAGACAGCATTGATAAACTTAAAGGTGAGATTGATGACTATACCGCAAGAGGAAAGCTATTCGGAACAACAATAGAGCAAGGAAACGGGTTACTAAAAATCGCATCAGATAAAACTGATGAACTGAATCAAAAATCGCGCGACCTTGCGAACGCCAAGGAAAAACTAGCAAGAACTCAGGAAGCCGCATCTGAAGCACGCAGAACCCTTACAAACAACATGCTCACGTCTATGGGTGTGCATGACAGCCTGATTGAGAAGGGATCAACGCTTGAAAGGGTGCAGGGCGCTGTAGCAAGAGCATTTGGCCTGACTGCCGATGAGATAAACCGAGCAAATCAGGCAGGCCAAAACTTCAACCCAAAATCCTTGCAAGTGTCGCCCCCAACAGAAGAAGCTGACAAGATAATCCTCAATCTTGAGGAGCAAAACCAACTTTTAAAAATACAGGATGAAAGACAAAGGGCAGTAACAAAGGCGAGAATGGAGGCAGCTAAGGTAACTGATAACCCCAATCAGATAGCCAGAGCTGCTGAGCTTGCAGGTCAGATATATGATTTAACTGAGGCTGAGAAAGCAAGAGAAAAAGCGCAAAATGATTCTCAATCAGCGGCCCAAAAAGCCGCCACAGAGCAGGAGAATATCGCCAACAAACTTGAGCAACTGCGGCAAGAATCATTGCTAACAGCAGATAGCACAAGAGAGCTAAGTCGAGAGCAAGCAATACTACAGGCACAACAATCATTAGGAAAAGGCGCCACAGAGGAGCAAATAAGGCTCGCTGGAGAGTACAAGGCTAAGGCATGGGATAATGCCAACGCGATAAAGGCTCAGGCAGAGGCGGAGAAACAAAGGGTCGAAGCTGTAAAAGGATTCGCTGCATTAAAATCGCAGACATCACCAATGTTTGCCGTTGAAACAAACTATCAGAAGGATTTAGCAGCGCTTAATGCTTACGCAGTAGCTTACCCGCAAAAGATAGCGGAGGTTGAGCAGGCCAGAGCAGCAATTGAGGAGCAATACCGCCAGCAGCGCCTTGATGCCATGTGGCAGGAGTGGAGTCAGCAGAATGCGGCTACGCAGGCGGCTGCTGCTGCATTTGATGCTTTTGGACAAACTGCAAGTAATGCCTTAACTGGCATCCTGACTGGTTCAATGTCTGTTAGCGAGGCGCTACAGTCAATTGGCAGCACTGTGTTAAACGCCGTGATTAACTCATTCGTTCAGATGGGCGTGGAGTGGCTTAAATCAGTAATCATGGGACAGGCAGGAATGGCAGCAGCATCTGCCGCAACCGCCGCTCAGGCGGCAGGAATAGCAGCGGCTATGGCGCCAGCAGCAGCGATGACCTCGCTTGCTACATCTGGAGCTAACGCAATCCCAGCTCAGGCTGGTATTGCTTCTACGGTTGGTGTGGCTAAAGCAATGTCTGTTGCCGGGGCATTAAAGAATGGTGGCCCTGCGCAGGCTGGATCAATGTACAGAGTTGGCGAGAACAACCTACCTGAGATATTCCAGGCTTCAAATGGACATCAATACATGATTCCTGGAGATTCAGGGAGGGTTATCAGCAACAAAGACCTTACCGGCAGCGGCGGTGGTATTGTGATTAATAATAATGTCATCAATAACAGCAGCGGAGCAACAGCATCATCAACAGCGAGAGATAATGGTGACGGGTCTGTTACAATTGAGACGATTGTGGCAGATATCGAGGCTGGAGGCCCGATCTCAAACGCGATTACCAGTCACACCACTGCAACCAGAAGGGCGACAGAATAATGGCTATAGCTTACCCATCATGGCTACCGCTTGCGCAGCGTGCCAGCAAGAACATGACTACTCAAACCCCATTCCGCAGTGATCAGCCTGCGGTTGGGGCGCCGATTTTTCAAAAGTTAACGACAGACGTCGCGGTAACATGGAGCCTTACGTGGGTCCTTACACTCAGGCAGGAGAGAGCATTTATCCAGTGGTTGAGGAGCCCAAACTACCTAAACCATTGCAATGAATGGTTCACGATGGATATCGATCTTGGTGGCAGCGGATTACAGAATCAGACTTTGCACTTTACTGATTACCCCGTGCAGACAAGCATTAATGGCGGCATCGTCACATGGACTGGAAATGTCATCTGTAAAACCCTCAATAACTCCATGGATGAGTTTGATGATGTGCTTGTTGAGCTTGATGAGAGATGGTATTCATGGCTTGATGAAGTCGTTAACAGGGATTTGCCGGAGTATCCATAATGCCAACATTGCGTGAATACCAGTCAAAAAGGCCAAACTGGAAGCTGTATGACACCATAACCTTTTATCATTCTTCATTTGGTTATGTCCGGCTAGTTGGCAATGAGTTTTCTGATATTGTACTTGGCGGTCAGACTTACCAGCCAGTGCGTATGGATGTAACCAGAAGCCAGCAATCGAACACGCCGGTAATCAATGCCACGCTGAAGTTTGCGAGACTGGCAAATGACTTTAAGCAATATTTAAAGTTATGGTCAGGTTCTGGACGCATTGAGCCTATCACTGCGTTATACCAGCGTTTTGACGAGACTGACAAAAACACACCATTAAAACCATATACGCTTTATGTTAACGATGTGACGCTTGATCAGTCTGATGTAACTGTCTCCATATCTATAAAAAACCCAATCAATGGCAACGTGGCAAAACTTTATGACATCACAGAATTTCCCGGACTGCGTACCGTTTGACGATTTTGAAAGAATGATGTCTGGCAAGCCATACGTTGACAGATGCTGTCACGTTGATGCAGTTGACTGCTGGGGTCTGGTGGTGCTTTTCTATCGTCTTTGCATGAATGTTAATGTCCATCATGATGATTCATATTCAAATGGCGGAGATTTTGCCACTTGCTTCAATGGGGAAGTTTCATTCTGGAAAGACACCGACCATCCCAAAACTGGCGATGTGGTGGTTGCCTATCGCGGGAGTCACCCGGTACATGTCGCGCTATGGTGGGGTCGTGATAAAATACTGCATGCGCGAGAGAAAACGGCAGTCAAGACAGACCGCCTTAAAACACTCGAAAAATTATCAACAAAATTAAGGTTCCTGACTTATGCCGGTTATTCACATTCAGAAGATGCCAGGAGTTCCAAAAGAGACGGGTAATGTTCCTGCTGGCACTAATCTGTGGAGATGGCTGGAGAATTCCGGTCTTCCATCTGACATCAGGATTGCACTGAATGGCCGCATTTTTGGCCCTGATGATGAATTGTCGATATCGTTAAAGCAAAACGATATTGTTAACATTTACTGCCAGCCTCGCGGCGCCATTGGCGACCTTATCAGCACGATACTCAAGCCTGTAACTAAGGTTCTTTCTTTTCTGCTGCCAAAAGCATCAACGCCATCAACCAGCACTGGTGCTACGGTTGAATCACCCAATAACAGCCTGAAATCTCAAACCAATATTGCGCGAAATGGAGAGGCAAGACCTGACAACTTCGGTCAGATAAGGGCATTCCCTGACCTGATTCAGGAATCGCTTTTTGAATACATTGACGATCTGAAGTACGTCACTGAGTTCATGAACTTTGGCCTTGGGAAATACACCATTTCTTCGGTTCGCTACGCGGAAACCAACCTCGGCTCTCTGCCCGGGGCGACGCACGTCATCTACAATCCAGGTGACGTGATTGGACAAATCATTGAGCCTTACCAGTTCGACGGGCTTGATGGTCAGGAGGTTCCAGGACTGAACGAATCAGAAGATACCCCGATAGAGACAGCGACCACAACATCTGTTACCAGTGGTGATTATGCTGGCGGTCAGCTGTTGATGGTCATACCAAAAAACACCGATTTCGATTACTTTATGGGGCTGTCTCTTCCTCATTCAGTAACATTAACAATAAATATAACTTACAGCACAACGTCAGGTACTGTAACCAAAAACATTGAGCTTAGCGGCAACATCATTTCCGCCGAGGAAACTGAGACAGGAACTGCGCCTGATATTCAGTATTTTTATAATTTCACCTTCAATAACCTGACTGGCGCAAATCTTGGAAACCTGAGCGGCGCAACCATCAATAATACTTATTTCCAGATTGTGGATAATGAGGCGCTTGTTGTTGGCCCATATGTTGGAGCCGTGGAGTCTACGCAGGTTTGGGTTCACGTTCAGTCTGAGCTTGGCCCTACCAGTGGCACGGCAGATTATCTGATCAAGGTATGGGCGGTTGATGATAATGGGGATGCCATTCCAGGAACTGAGGAGCAGCTCGCAGACAGCATTGACAACCCATTTACTCAGACAACAAAAACCTACTATCGCACGTATAAGTTTACTCCAGCTTATGGGGTGGCGAAGTACGCCATCAGCATTGAAAGGACAAATAACTCAAACTCTGGCAACCGCGTAACGTTGCAGGCAGCGCACGCCATCAACATCCGCGAGAATGTGGTTTATCCTGATGACACCCTTGTTAAAGTGACGGTAAAGGCCACGCTTCAGCCCACATCAGTCACTGAGCGCAAATATAATGCGCTGATTACCCGCTGGACTATTGGATATAACAGAACAACGGGGGCAGTCGACTATGCGTTAAGACCATCGAGAAGTTTTGCGGATTCAGTGCTGCATAACTGGATTATTACTGCTGGTCAACCTGAAAGCACTATTGACGTGGTAAGACTCTATGAAATAGCTGACGCACTGCCTGATGAGCGTCTTGGGTATTTTGATTACACATTTGACGATGAGGATAAATCGATCGGTGAACGAATTCAGACCATATGTGATGCAGCGCGTGTAACCGTGTTTTGGGATGATGGCGTCTTGTCTTTCTCAAGGGATGAGCAAAAATCAACTCCTGAAACCGTGTTCAATACCAGAAATACGCAGGCCGATGGCTATAAAATGTCTTATGATATGACTTTGCCAGGGTCATATGATGGCGTAAGTGTTCAATACCGCGACCCAAACACCAACAAACAGGCTTACGTTTATTATAAAGTTGGAACATCTGGTATCGAACCGGGAGAACCGACTAAGCCGAAAAAATTCGACATGTTATATGTTCGAAATCTGTATCAGGCAACAGATCGGGCCATGCTTGAGTGCAATCGCCTCATGTACTCACGTCGCGGAATGGAGATAAAGGCGCTTGCTGATGGCGAGTGGGTAAACGTTGGCGATATGATTTCCGTTGTCGACATTTATGATTCAGTACAACAAACAGGTGTTATCCGCTCAAGGTCTGGAAACGTATTTACAACCAGTGAACAGCTCACGGCAGGAAGTAGCCTTTTTGTGGTTATCACCGGCGCAAACGGGAGTGTGTCAGAGCGTCTCGCTTGCACCGTTACTGGATTGAATACATTCGAGTGTGCATTACCATCTGACTTCGAGTTAAACATTTTTGATGGTGTTAATGTTCAGTCAGAATCAAGATATGCCATCTCCACAGAGGTTGAGCTTGACTCAACGTTATGGACAGTCAGCCAGAAAACTCCAGGCACAGATGGCACAGTTTCTCTCACCGTAACCGAATACAGCGATGCCATGTACGCCTACACCAACCCTGTTGCATGATACAATAGGGCAATCAATAATTGCGGAGATTGCAGCCGATGGCTACTACCCCAACTAACAATCCAATTCCTTCTGAAGACCCGCGTGACCTGAAGTTTAACGCCGGGAAGATTGATGAAGAAGTCAATGGCAGTGCTGATTACTACACTGACCGATTCAGCGCGCAGAGGCTGACGAATACAGGCAGGAATAATCATTTTGAAACTCAGATGACCAACCAACAGAATTCTTTTAATCAATTCATTTTGAGTTCTGGTTATCAATTTATGGGGGATTATACCTCCGGGATTATAACGCTATCGTCCATTAATCAAGTCTTACGCTACAATGGTGAATTGTGGCGGCTGAATGCATCAACCACGCCGCCTTTCACCACGACGGGCACCAACTCCACAACATGGGCCGCGGACTCACTGCATTTCGTAAGCGTAGGGGATGCAGCACTACGGCAGGAAATGGCCGCGGTTACGGGGCCAGGGCTTATCGGTTACAGCATTTTACAGGCATTTAACCGCGGCACCGTAGGTTATAAGCTGAATTTCCAGATGACTCCTTACGATTTCGGAGCTATTGCCGACGGCACGGTGCATCCATTGTCTGAAAGATACGCCTCGCTTGCACTTGCTCAGGTAGATTACCCGTTTGTAACATCATTAACGCAATCCATAGATTACGCGGCTTTTCAGAGATGTGTTAATGAGATGGTCACCCGCGGCGCTGCCGGGATGTCAATGGGTGGTAGGGGACAGTACGCACTCAACGCAACAGTGACCGTGAATAAGACGGCCAGCGAGAATGAGGCTAATAAATATATCGATTTTAGTGGCGCCGAGATTATGTCTTATGGCGGATCTCTGATTTTAAATGACACGGCATTTTCCGGATGGAACCTGGTTAATGGGGTGACTTTATCGGGGTCGACGCTTGTTTTTGCTGGTACTACTGCCGCGCAAGCATCCGCCAGCATAACATTAACCGGGCTGACTGTAGGGAAAAAATACGCGGTTAGCGTTGTTTCTGAAACGTATACCTCGACCGGTACTCTTCGCGTGCGGATTGACGGTGTGGCGATATCGAATTCCAATGAATCCGGTCCCTCTGCAAGGTATGCAGCATTTACAGCCACGGCTACCAGCCACGTTTTGGAGTTAAGGGATGATACGTATTCGGTGACGCCGACCGCTTGCGTTGTTAAAGAGGTTGATATTCGAGAGGCGTTTTACCCTATATTGTTTAAGCAGGCGGGGACCGCGATAACCCACGGCAGCTTAATCGTTAACAACCTTCGTATAGTAAACAAAAATTCGAATGCTTTTGGCGGTCTGCGCTGCGAAGACCTTAACCACGCGCTGTTAGCTGGCGTGACCGGAATTGATGGTTTTTACGGCCCAGCGGTACATATGCTTAATATGGCTGTATGGTCAGAGAATAACCGTATACTTATGCTTAAGTCCGCTAATAACCGCGAAGCTATTCGATTCAATCGCGAATACATAAGTGGTGCTAATACCGGGCAAAACTCATTTGCAAGGACCCAGATAGGTCCTATGATTATTTCAGGAAACCGGTATGCTTTTGTTTGCGGCCCCACTTGCTCGGTGTATGACTCCGAGATTGGTACTGTAAACGGCAACCTTGCCTCCAATTTCCGCGCGATATTTTGCCTACATGGCGACCAGACAGATACTAAAGCTCACGCGGTCCGCGTTGAAAATAACAGCGCCCCGGCGTCTGCTGGCGTTTTTGAGTATGGATTAAACGATCTTAGACGGCTATCTCTTGGCAACGTCGGCACTTATACCGGTTTAAAGCTTACCGCGAGCGGGTCTTTTGCTGCCGGTGAGGTGACTCTTGAGAATGATATTTCATCGCACGATTTCAGGCCATCAGTACCTCGTTTTAACACACTATCTTTCGGGGAAAAATCTGGCCCATTAGGCACCGGTCTTACTTATTCACAAGGTACATATATGTGGTCTGAGATCCTGCTTAATTGCACTCCTGGTGTAGCGTATCAAATAGGTATTAGCCGTGGCTTGTCCCCTTTCCATGGCGTTATTGAGATCGACGCGGGTTTAAGACTCGCGGATGGGGCGAGTTATCAAGGGACTAAATTCTCAACTAAGGTGTTAAAGGGCACGGTCGCTTCCGCTGACGCGTTGAAAGTTGTGGCGTATAGCGCATCACATGCCATATCTAGCGAAACTTTGGCAATGACTTGGCCAGCTAACTCAGCTCCGGCTTTGAAACTCACGGCAGCAGTAAACCGGTCTATTCAGATTTTTGCAAGGTGGACGTCATGAATATTAATTTTGTTTTACCAATAGCGGGTTACTCCGGATTCAGCGTTGATGATATTGTCACCGCTTTTTTGTCTGGAAATAGTAAGGATGATGTTTTTTCTGCTTTCCAGAGCATAAAAGGCGAGAATAAAGGACGAAATGATTTTTTCTACGACTACATACGGGGCTTATGCGTCCGATATCCTGAATTACTGGAGTCGATAAACGCCCTGCGAAAAGATAATGGCGTTTCTGAAATATAATTAAAAAGGGCCGCAAGGCCCTTTCTTCATCAAAAAGGAATATCATCATCAAAATCCATCGGCGGCTCGTTTGCCGGTGGTTTTGATGTGTTTGATGGTTGCTGGGGTTTGCCCCATCCTGATTGCTGATTACTTCCTGACTGTTGCCGTTGCTGTGATTGTTGGTTCCCACCACAGAATTGCACATCACCATACATGCCAACAGTAACGCATGATGCATAGTGCGTCTGCCCGTCTTTTTCATACTGGCGCGTAGTGAACTGCCCACGCACCATGATTTTTGCCCCGCGCAGCAAGTAAGGAACCAGACCTTTTCTGTTATGGATTTCTACAGGTATCCATTCTGTTTTTTCTTTGTCCTGACCTGATTGCTTATCCTTCCATGTTTCATTTACTGCCAGAGAAAGTCTGATAACGTTAAATTTATCATTAATTTCTTTCAACTCGGCATCCTTACCGAGTGTCCCCATAATTGTGCATTCGTTTACGCCGCGAGTCGCCATAATTTACCCTTAAAAGTTTTCGATGTTCTGTTGAGATGTTGATGGCTTCTCTTCGTTTGCAGATGACACAGGCGCATCTGCTTTCTGGAGTTTGGCCGGGTTAAAATCACTGCCGCCAGCAATGAATTTCGCTTTCATTTCCTGGTATGCGCCGACGATTACGCGAGTGGCAGCGTCATCACCACGAAATGATTTGTATTCTTCACCATAAATGGCAGTAAGCTCATCCATGTTTGCTGCTGAACGAATGAGTGCGGCCGCATCTTTAGGAGACTTCCGCGCGGCATTGCCATCGTCATCAGCCTGCGCAATACCGAACATAGACGCAATAGAGTAGCGGCGCGCATAAGTCATTGCAGAGCCATAGCCCTGTGCGTCTTTCTTGGCAACTGGCATTGGCATAACTGAAGACATGTATTCACCAGACTCATGCATGATTGTTGTTTCCAGCTTCAAAACATCAACCGTATCGCTCTCAATGGCGTTCTGGATAATGATAAGACCGTTAGCCTCAAGCGCTGGCCTGATGGCATTCAGGAATGACTCAAGGTTAGCGTAGTTGCTTTTAAGGTGCGGGTTTTGCGCGTTCTTTTTAGCGCTGCTGCTCATCACCTTTCGCGCTTCTACCAGAGCCTTAATCAGGTTTGCTTTCTGTTCTGAAAATTTCATCACTTCACCTCATTTACTATAAATTACAGGTTAAATTGCTTTTTGAACCATTCCGGAGTTTCCATTTCGATGACCGGATTACCCATTGAGTAACCTGGCCATGAATTGGCTTTTTTGCATGCCTTATAGATTTCCATCGCGCTGCGCAGTTGAATGCGACCAATGCGTAACTGTTCATCAGTCAGACGAATCAACGCAGGGATGAATGGCGATTTCTTCTCCTGCACCAGAAGATTTACCGAGCGAGGTGCATGCCCATAAGCCTCGACAAACATGTCGTGTTGCATCGCCATCTTCATAAAGTACCCTAGCTGCGCTGCATGGCGGAAAAACTCATCAGGCTTTGCGCTCACCGCTGTTTTGTAGTCGATGATGTCGCCACCGCGAGTAAGGCAGTCAAATCGCACCTTTGATGGTTCGCCAAGCAAATCACCGAGAATTGACACCTCGGAATAAGCACCAGAAAGAAGGCTGCTGTAATAGCTGTTCGCATGGATTACGGCGCGCATCTGCATGATGGCGTCATAGTCATCACCTTCCAGCATTGATTTACCAGTAGCGGCCTTCTCTGCTTCTTCACGGATAACATCGTAAATCTGCGCTGTATCGCCAGTGGCCTGAATAATTTTAATCACTTCGGCTTTAGTCTTACCTGAAAGCCCTTTAATGCCGCGCTCTTTCGCCCATGAGTTCATGTCGGAAGCTGTCACCAGCACCGTGCGATTGCCATCTTTGTCTTTTGGAAAATCTTCGACAACTGGCATGCGGGCATATTCTGCTTCGAAGCGCTCAGGCTCAAGCAGAGCGGTATGGCTACCGGTGCCGAAAACAAGCGCCTTTGACTGCTCGTCTTCTTCGTCTTTATAGCGCCATGCTGCCGGGCATCTGTCAAGTATATTCCATAACCCAGAACCATTAATGTGCTCTTTGTCAGCATGATAATCCTGATTGCTTAACTCATTGTTGAAATAAACTCTCATCATCACTCTCCGTGGTTACAGAATTCTTTATGCATCTTTTCTCTGAATTTCATCACAGACAACCGCGCTCTCTCAATATCACTGAATAACCCAAGATGGTATCTTTTCCCGTTAACATCACAGTAAGCCTGCCACTTTTTAACCTGTTTTTGCCAATACACACCTTTAACTCCTGATGTGTTATTTTTTGGCTTTTTAGCGTTATACTGATTCTGCATATTTGTTGCGATTCTTAAGTTGCAAATCCTGTTATCGTCACGCACACCATTAATGTGATCAATTTGACCTTCAGGCCAGAAACCATGATAAATCAACCATGCCAAGCGATGCGCGTAGTATCTTTTATTGCTTATGCTTATCTCTATGTATCCGTTATGTTTTTTCCTGCCAGCAACACTACCCTTTTTTACACCTCCACCTGTCTTATTTCTAATGAAAACCCCTGTTTCATGGTTGTAATTTAAGCTATCCAAAACAACATCACGTGGTATTCTTTTTCTTCCACCTATGGTGTTTGACTCTGCATTTCCCAGAGCAAAATCTTGCTTTTGCAGTTCCGATAAACTCATTTCCGCAAACCTCGCACTTCTTAACGGTGATAGCCATTTCTTAACCTCTATTGTAATCATTTACCGTTACATTGCAAGTAACTTTTATTTGTTACTAACAATACATCAATCTACATCATTCAGCAAGCCAAAATAGAAAAGTGTGGCTTTTTTTAGTTCATCAAGACCGTAAGCGATGGCGGCATAATGACCAAGCCTGCACATCTCAGTTAACACAGCGGATTGCTCTTTGCTAACCCTGCTTTTGCTTTTATCGCGGCGCTTTGCTTCAATCATCCCGCAACTGTGATTTACCCCTGGCGTCATTATCACGTTATCGCCTATCCCAGCCTTAACCCCCATCTTCTGGCGCTTCAGCACAAACTGCACCATGCTTGATGTGCCAGTTTCGTTTGGTACATGAAACCACAGAACATCAGGGAAGCGGTGTTGCATCCATGTGCCGTAACCCATCTGGTCAGTCTCCTCCTTTGGGCATTCTCCGCGATAACCGCTATCAAATACCCATATTCCACTATCAAGCTGCTTCAATTTGTTCTCCTACCGTGGTTTTGATGGAATCCGTGCTTAACCTCGGCTTCCGCTCTTGCTTTTGCTGCATTATTAAAATCAACAAATAGCCCAAGATAAATGTTTTTACCCTTTACTTTTATTTGAGCCATCCATTTCTTCCTGTCTGAGTTCCATGTCACACCAGTAACTCCAGAGGTGTTATTGGCTGCGATACTTTGATTCATGCCATTCCCAAGATTATTAACTAGCCTGAGATTTTCTATTCGATTGTCATCACGAACATGGTTGATATGATCAATCTGCATATCTCCTTGTATTTGACCGTTATGCATTTCCCATATGATTCTATGTGCACGATAAAGACCCCTGCCAATTCTGACCATTACATAACCAAACCTTGGGCACTTGTTACCTGCCGTTTTATGTGCAAACCTGGTATTCCAAGTGGCTGCTGACCTCTTCGTTTTAAAAGTTGAAACATCTCTTTCCTTCCATATAAGAAGGCCATTTTCATAGTAAAAATAATCATGCCAGTTCATTTTTTTTGTCCGAATTCTTTTCTGTGGATGATATCGCGGCCTTTATCGTTAAATCGATGCGTGATGCGTTTAGGTGCGCGAATAAGTCCAGTAAATGCCATGAATGCTTTTGCACTGTGGCAATTCATAAGGTTATCAATTAGATTCCTGTCTGATACGTGATTCAATAAACCTTTAATCTTGAACTGATTTTTCAGATACTTCTCTTGTCTCCCAAAAGGATAAAAGACCTCATTAGCCCACCCATCTTTGCCATTCTCTTTCGTGATGAAATAACGATAAACGACACCCTTTTCATCTTTCGTTAATTCAATCTTGAAGTCTTTAACATCAGTCCACTCATTATCGGTATACGCACGCTCATTAAGTGCCGCATTCGGGTCGCGCAAAACATGATCGCAATGTCGGCAATAACGCGCAGTGGGGTCGTTTTTAGTGCCGCATCCATCATCAAAAATACGGATGCCATGCTTGTCGAAACCGCAACGAATGTAACTGAAAAACTCCTCGCAACGACCATCTGGCGACAATGCATCTTTGCCGATGCAGCGACGCGCATATGGGCTATTCATTGCCCCGCATTTCGGGCACGGAACTTGTTCACCACTGCGTTTTGAACGTTGCGCTTCAGCCTCTTCAAGGATTGGGTCTTCATATAGCTGACCAAGCTCAAACATCGTGCCTGAGAAATCAAGAACCAGATGGTCTTCTTTATGATACCCGGCATCAATTTGTTCTTTCTTCAGCAGGCGCATTCCGCGACCAAGAAGCTGCACAAGAAGAGTGAGTGACATTATTTTTCGCAATATGACGCTTGTATCCCAAAGCGGGATGTTGACGCCAGTCGTCAAACAACCAATCTGGAAAACATATTTAATCTTGCCAGTGTATGCGTCTTTTAACGCCTTGCGTCTGGCTTTCTGCCCCATATCCTCGGTGACGATAGCATAACTTCCTTCGGGTAAATATTTAGCCGCTTCCTGACAGTGTTTTTTACCAGCGCATGTGATCAGCACTCCGTTCCTGTTTTTAGTCAACTCCATAACCTTGAGCATGATTTTCTGCGTTAGTGTTCCTTGCTCAAGTATTTCTTTCTGCATCTGCTTGAGCTGCTCGGAAGTGAAGTCCTGTGTGCCGTCAACATCTGAACCATGGAAGTTATGCAAGTCATATTTCAAATCATCAACATCATGAAGACCAAAGATTGTTGGCACAACAAAACCGCGATCTACCATGTACTTTGTATCAATGTTTATTATTTCATTTTTCCAGTACGCACCTTTCATTGATTCAGTACCACGGAATGGGCTACCGGTGAATCCAATTGTTATCATTTCATGACCATATCTTGCCTTGCAGCGCCTGTTAAGTTCAGTAAGTATTACGCCATATTGTGTTGTTGGATTATCACTAATAATATCCTGCCATGGAGCTTGGTGGGACTCATCGATCAGGCAAAATCTTGGGGTAAAATTACTCAATCCCCCTTTCTTGACGTCACCATTTGATTCATCTTTTTTATCAAAAAGTGCGTTCGCGATTGATCCTTCAGTACCGCATATAATAGGGTATGCTGTACTTTTCCTGCCAAGAGATGCGCTATAAAGAGAGTTTTTTACACCACACTCCCACATCATTTCAGCATTCTGCTCAGCTATCTCGCCCTGCCTTGAGATTACAAGGCCATCCCACCCCATATCCTGAAATCTACTGCAAAGCATTGAAATCATCACGGTCTTCCCTGATGAAACAGACGCTGTAACATAGCTTGGTTCAGGTTTCTTGCCAAAATTACGAATAACCTCAGCGCACTTTGCGTAAACAAGCCATTGGTAATCATACGGCTCTATGGAACCTATTTTTATTGATTGCTTTAATCTATCTATATCAATCTCTGAAATCATTTTGTCTATTTTGTGCATTTCATCACCTATGGCATGTCAGGCCAATAAGAGTTGCTTTTAGATCTGTTCTCACTTGGTGCAAGTAATTGCAAGTTATGCCAGCAGTGAAGGCCACAAACCAATTTGCTATTTATTGGCACTATGTGATCAACCTGCATACCAAGAACGCCAGCCATCTCATAAACCTTTTCAATTAAAACCCTTTCATGTTCAAACCATGATGGTATCGCCCGTCTTTTAAGATACTTATATTTACGCTGATGATATCTAACAACACCCTTGTTTTTCTGTCTCCACTGCTTTGACTTCTCGTTATGCTTTTCCTTGTTTTTATCGTAATAACGTTTTGATTTTTCATTTATCTCTGCCTTTTTTAATTTATAAATATTTTTCCTGAACTCAGCCTGACATTTTTTGCAATCAGGACGTAGTCCATCAAGAGATGATTTATTTTTATTAAAGTTTTCTTCGTTCGCCTCAAGAACAGATTTACACTTAGAGCAAATCTTCAATCCATTACCAAGGTATCTTGCTCTCTTCCCTTTATTACCAGAGCACTTCTTGCATATGGAACTAAAGCCAAGTTTCATACTTTTATCTGCATAAAAGTATTCGCTTGTAGCTGGAAGAACGGACCTGCATTTTGAGCACATTTTCTCATTTAAAACTTCAGTTGAAAGCCTGAGGTTGCATATCCTGTTGTCAGCGCGATTTTTGTTTATGTGCTCAATTTTCGCATTCCCAATATTATCTCCATTAACATAAATCCATGCGAGTCTTTGCGCCCAATATTGATTGCCATCTATGCTAATTCTCAGATAACCACTAACATCAAGACAGCCAGCAATATCTCCGACTTTAACACGAGAACCTGTCTTTATCTTACGTGTGAATATCCCAGTATCTGGGTTGTAATCAAGAACCTCCCTTAGCCTCTCCTGTGAAATGTGTGACTTTCTTTTGGTTCCTGCATTTTTTAACCCTGCACTTTCCTGAGCAACATTTTGCTTTTGCAGTTCCGATAAACTCATTTCCGCAAACCTCGCACTTCTTGACGGTGATAGCCATTTCTTATCCTCTATTGTAACGATTAATTGTTTCATTGCAAGTAACGATTGATTGTTTCATACGAGTAAATTACAATGAATCTACATCATCGTCAACAGGAAGATTTTATGAGATACGACTGGAAAGACATTGAGCCAAAAATGCTTGGAAATTGGCAGGCTGCCATCATGTCTATCGTCAATGTGGATAGCAGAGTTTTCAACGGAAAGCACCAGCCATGCCCATCATGCCTTGGCAAAGACAGGTATCGCTTTGATGACAACTTCGAAACGAAAGGCGATGGCGGCGCAATCTGCAATCAGTGCGGTTCCGGCAGCGGCATGAACTGGCTGATGAAACTCTCTGGCATGAGCTTCCCAGAAGCACTTGAGGCGCTAGGAGGATTCCTGAACATGCATCCACGCGAAAAACTTGAGGCGATTAGAAAGCAGTTGCCAAAAGTCAATGGTGCATCGGACTGCCTTACTCCAGAAGAAGTAGAGGCGATCATGAAAAAAGCAGGCAATGACACCATAACAGGTAAAACTGGTGAACTGGTGGCGATACCGCTCTATATGGCTGGAACCATGACGCCATGCAATGTAGCTTTTCTGGCAGACTATGAAAGCGTGTCATTTCGCGCAGGTTTTAGCCATGAGTACACTCGCGGAAGACTTACGCGAGGCGCAGTGACACCGATTGGTGAAAAAACAGAGTGGACATACCTGGTTGCGGATTACTTCGATGCCTGGCGAGCACACAGGCTTACCGGCGCACATGTCTGGTGTTGCTGGTCGCCGGAAAACATGTGGGAAGTTGTGCGCAATGTTAACTATGAGCAGCGCACTAAACTGCGTTGCATCATTAATAATAATTTCGATGAGGTATGCGCTGCCGAGAATGCAGGTCTGCCGATACTCATTACTGATGACGGGCAGGATATTCGTTACAGCGGCGCCATCAGAAAAAGGCTGCATAAACCAGAAGAGCTATTTGAAGCACTAAAAAATAAACCCTCCTGATGGAGGGTTTTTGTTACTCAAGATTGCATTTTTTGGCGGTGGAAGTGATGCGAGTGTTAAAATTCATTTCAGACCTCTCATAAATTTCATCCTGTTAACGGCGGCTGAAAGTATGTTTCTCACCGAGGCATTCATTCGCAGCCCAGACCATGACCCCTCATCCCTGAAGACGATTTTTGACCCACCGTTAACAGCAGAAGCCTCAATGTCGATAGGTGAGTGTCGGTTCTCTGTAATGGAAACCAGAACCTCAGAAATGAACCTGTCAGGCGTCACCTGTAGATGATTTGAATTTGCTGCCTTAATGATCGTCTCAATTCGTCCACGGCACAACCCGCTTTTCAGTACAGACGTGTAAGGCTTATTAATGAATTTCTTACCTGCCATCACCTTTCTCATTTTGGCTATGATGTTTTCCCACTCATCCTCTTCAAGGCCACTAAATGCAACGTCACCTTCTATATAATCACGAAGTGAGCGCAGGTGGTTTATCACTGTCATATAAGCCCATTCAAGATGCCGGTCGCACAAAACTGGCGTCATTCCATTGCGACTCGAAAGGTCTGCAAATGCGCATATCGAGGCAAGGTCCACAATCATCTGCCCGGCACGTGGGACAACATCTCCAATTACACCATCCACATTTCCAAGACACTTCTCAAGGTGGCACGTAAGCTCATAACGCCTGTCGTTTACCTTTTCGCTTTCAAATTCAACTCGGGTTATTGAGCGCAGGATTCTTTGCTTCCATTCATTTACTATCCTCCTGTTTACCTCACCTGTCGGCTGCTCTCTTTTGAGCAATGGCATTTCCTCATCATCGCCATGACCAAGAATGAACAACGTCCTGCCCATGCCGCCATCCTTCTGCCATGACCTGACTGCATCAATACCCTGAACCGGAGTTACAGTGATGAGTGGAATAAATCTCGCGTTCTCAATGCCTCCATCGCGCGTGCATAATTCATGCTCAGCCATAACTTTTTTCAGGTTTCTGCCAACACTGTGATCCATCTGCGCCAATCTTTTATAGTCAATCATCCCATCCTGCGCACCGCCAATACGCGGAACAATCCAGCCTTCCGCCATAGCAACACTAACTATCGTCTTGGGGTTCATGGCTTTAGCCATATTCTCCTCAATATCCCTGATTATTGTCCTTGTCGGCACCCATCCACCCTCATCAGATAATCCGCGATACCACGGAGCTGTTCCTCCAAGATATGCGCTGCGCGGGTCGTTCCATGAGTCAATGTGCTGCTTGTCATCGTTTACCACGTAAAGCAGGGAGCCATCACCTTCAATCATGCTGGTCTGTATTTGCTTTAGTGATGTCGCAGTAGTAGTGCAAAGACGGTCACTTATCATGAGAGCTTCGGCATATTGCTTTATGAAATTTACCGGAGCCTGCTTCCCTGCTCCAGACCTCGCCACGAGGAAAATGCCAGTTGAGCACTTACTTCCTGTGGGGCCGATAATAAATCTGCCCGCCATTATCTGAGCAAGACCAAGCGCGCCAACAAGTCGATACTTTTCGCCATCATCACGGCGCTCGAAGTTTTTTTCTATCTCCTGGATGAACTCACCAAGTGATCCTGGTGGAATCTTGTATTTCTCCCTGAACTCAGGAATGTCAGCCTCATCGAGCGGGTCTGTTGATGAATCCGATTTCCAGACGGATTTTTTCATGGCGATAATTTCGTATGTATTCATCAGCAAACCTTCCAGATGTACAGGAATTTACCCATCGGGCCGTTTTTGGTCTTGATGTTCATGTTATGCGCAATGGCAATCTTTGCAGCATAAGATCGGAACATGTTTCTGTTCATTCTGTACTCTGGCGGGATATCAGATACGCCGCACTCCTCTTTGTAACCCCTGACCACTGAATCTGATAAATCATTTTCGAAATGGACGGATATCACCTCCCCGCTATTCATGGTGGCAAGGTGGTCATAAACGAACTTCATCTTTGAGCCTTCTGCGTGCATCACTTCCTCCTTCTTGCGTTGTGCAAATTGTACTGAACAATCTGCACTCACGCAAACCATTTAATCGACATAAACACCCAGCATCGACGCAATATGTGCAATGGTCACTTTTTAACCAGTTCCCAAGAGTTCCCGCGCATTTGGGAACTCGCAGGCCGCTCACACCAAGGCTTGCAGAGGAGTTCCCGAGTTCCCGGGGAATTCCTCTAGTAAAAAAGTAATATATACCTTTAATATATGTTGTTGTTTTTATTATTAAAAATGGAATTTCTGATTTTTGGGAAAATTCATTTCTAAGGGAAAAGCTGGGAACTCGGGAACTCGTTGATATATAACAATAAATTCGGGGAACTAGTCCGGGAACGGCTGGGAATTGTGGGAACACTGAATGAATGTACAGTATTATATTTATTTTCACCATCATATTGACGTAGATTGAGCGCCATCGTATAGTTACCACACCAACAACAAAGAGGTGATGAAGAATGACCAAAGCAATCTACACGCGCACTCAACTGGAACCAGAAATGGGCGCAGTGAAAGCGCAAGACTTTATGATGGCGCAGGCAATGCATTCATACAGCAACGGTAAGCGCGTCTGTCGAGTTTTTAGTGGCGAAGGCAAGCAGAGAGTGCTTGAGCAGGTTATCGTGTCATCTGGTGGAAACTAAACCGGTTTAGCAACGATGAATAAATTACTGGCAGTGGTTTTACTGGTTATCGCTAACGCGGCAAGCGCTGAAACAATATGGGTCACGAAGTACGCACTAACCCGTGGCATTCAGAAGTACGAAAGCGCACAGTTGTTTGCTGATGGGCAGGTTGCTGTGGTTGGCGATGTTTACTTTAAACGTGGTGAATACTGGCTTGATGAGCAGCAGGCAAAAGAGCATGCAGAGACTTTGCGGCAACGCCGTGTATCTGCACTGATGCGTGAGCTTGAGCGCTTGCAGGCAGTTAAGTGAGGATTTATGGATATCGAAATCAACGAAGTTCAGGAAATTATTAAAAATCTTGAGAGCGGTGGTGAACTCTCAATCAAAGAGGAAAAATACCTCAATGTTGCAAAGCTGTGTGCGCAGCTGGCTGCGGAGAATGTGGCGCTGAAGGACATCAACGCATGGTGCAAAACGGATGCATTCAAAAACATGTACCGGGAGTTTAAAACAGCAGAGGCGCTTGGATGCTCTGATGCGGATTGCATGCATGATGCAATGCTTGTCGCAATTATGCATGCGCCGGAAACCCCAGCTACCGATCGCATCATGGCCGAAGCCGAGGCGCGCGGAGTTGAGAAGTTCGCGGCAAAACTTCGAATCCCTGGTGATGACCAGTTTTTTGACGCTTTAGCAAAAGGGGTTGCACTTTCTGCTGACGACTTCGCCAAGCAGCTGCGCGAGGGGGCTAATCATGACTGATATCACCGAACTGGCGCTACTCGTCAGTAAAGCTAAAGCGTCTGTATTTACCCTGGAATATATCTCGCAGTTTGAGCCTGCTGATATCGACTCCGATGACGTTGATTTGCGGTTTGAGGTAGATGGCCGAGATACCGGCACCAACGTTTCTATCGTCGATGAGTGCGGGCAAGCTGCAAAGGTTATTGGCACGCTGGTAGAGGCACTGGAGAAGGCGCAGCAGCGGATCGCCGAACTGGAAGACGCAGAGCAAAAACTCTGTGCAGCTAACGTGACGCTCGATGCTCGCGCGGAATTGGCTGAGCGCCAGCTGGCCGCAATGGACAGCGAGCCGGTGGAAAATCATATCGGAAGCAAAAACGCTCTTGACGCTATCGTTTCCTTCATCAAAAGCAAAAGCAACCCCACGGTGAAATGTTATGAGGGGGTATCTGAGCAGCTATTCAAGGATAACTGCCATGGTATTCACTCTCATGTCATCGAGTATATTTTGAAATTGGGTGAGGAATTGGAGGATTTGCGCGCAGAGCAAGATGAAATGCAGCCAGCGCCGGTAGTGCCGGATGGTTACGTGATGGTCCCGAAGGAGCCTACGGAGGAAATGCTACAGGCTTCCTATCGTGAAGCGGCTGTGTATAGCCCCACGGCTTATCGAGCGATGATTGCAGCCGCCCCGCAGGAGGGGAAACAATGAAACCCTACATCATCCGAAGACTGATTGCCGCATCACTGCTGGCATTCTGGATTGCTGCTGCGTTAGCTGTCTACTTTATCGTGAGGTGATTTATGCTGTGGAGCGATATTCAGGCAGCATGCGAAGAGGCTGATTTTCTTTATGAGGATACCGGAAAGCATCATGCCGTAATTCAGGTTGGCAGCATGATGATGGTGGTTGAGCATAACAGTATGCTTCGGCATATGTACTCAACTACGAGGTATCAGTGATGCCGCAAAAATCAAAGCAAGAGGTGTGGCAGTCCGCGCAGATTGAAGGCGTCGACCACTTTATAGCAGCAATCGCCAAGGCCTTTCCTGATGCGATTGAGGTGGTTCATGTTAAATCCCCACGCAATGATTTGTGGTGCAGGAGCGGTAAGTGTGATGAAAAGAATAGACTGGAATGAGCTGTTTGAATACAACAACGGAAACCTGATATGGCGCGAGGATGATGGCCGCAAGGCAAGAAAAGGTAAGGTTGCAGGCCACTCAGGGTCAAAAGGATATACATCTATTTGGTGCTCTGGACGAAAATACTTTGCGCACAGAATCATATGGGAAATGCATAATGGCCCTATAACTGGCGGATTGGAAATTGACCATATAAACCATAACCCTGGTGATAACAGGATTGAAAATCTCAGGCTGACAAATAGGGGAGGGAATCTAAAAAACAAATCTAAGTACTCTAGCAATAGTAGTGGAGTAACTGGGGTACACTGGAGGAAGGATAAGCGAAAGTGGCAAGCAAAAATAAGGGTTAACAAGAAGTTCATACATCTTGGATATTTCAACGACATACTTGATGCGGAGCTGGCAAGAAAGAAAGCAGAAGAAGAGTATGGGTTTCACGATAATCATGGTGTATGATAGTTTCATCGATCATCACCTCACCACCCTTTAAGCCAGCATTGCGCTGGCTTCTTTTTTATCTGCGCCATGTGGTAAGATATGTCCTATGTGAGTTACTTAAAGGACACATATAAAATGGCAAATCCGAACCCTAAGCACAAATTTTCATCCAGTAATCAGCCGCCACCAAGAGGAAAAAGCTACAGAACAGTGCTTCTTGAAGCATTGCGCGCTGCAAATACGCCGATGAATGAGATTGAATTCGTCACGTACTACATCAACAAGGCGATGACATGCGAAGATGCTCAGGCTACCGGCATGCTGCGCGAAATATTCCTGCGACTGAACCCAATTCCAAAACCTGTAGCGCCTCCTGTTGAGTTTGATTTCCCTGCCGACGGCACACCTGTACAGAAGATGGATGCGATTATCAAGGGCGTCTCTACTGGCGTTGTTCCAGCCGACATTGGCAAGATGATGGCAGACATTCTGAAGGCTGGGCTTGATATCGAAGAAGTAACAGAGCTCGCCGCACGCCTTGAGCGACTGGAGAAATTACTGGAGCAGCAACAGTAACTGATTTATAATAATCAATGCGGCTAGGGGGCACCCGAAAAGCGACTCATCACCGCCTGCCGCATTCACTTCAATGATGCCCTGATGAGGAATCTATATATGGCACGCAAAAGACTCTCAGCACCAGCAATTGAAAAACTCGAAGAGATTATTGGCGATGGCGTGATTGATGCGCCTGAATCTGCGGTGTTCGGTGTTGTTAATACAGATAAGCAGATTGTTCGCAAACTAAAAATGACGCAAAGCGGAGTTGATGACGTTAGCGACTCTGATATTGGCGTTGATCACCTGATACCAGAAAAGCTGGAAAAGCTACTTTACCCCAAGCGTAATAAGATTGTGTTTGGCGGGCGCGGATGCTTAGCCATCGGCACGATGGTGAGGATGTTTGATGGTAGCCTAAAACGCGTAGAGGATATCGTTGTTGGCGATAAGGTTATGGGTCCAGACAGTAAACCACGAAATGTTTTAAACATCTGTCGGGGGTTTGATGACATGTATACGGTTCATCAAAAATATGCTGATGACTACACTGTCAACTCAAGTCACATACTGTCATTACGAAAGATTCCATCTGCTATCAGTGACGAGACAAAAACACCGGATGGTAAAAGAATTTATCGTTATTACCCGAATGAACCTGAAATACTGAATATTGGTGTTTCAGAATATTTGTCGCGCGCAACTTCAAAAAAGTTCCGCCATGTCTTTAAAGGGTGGCGAACAGGATGGGATTTTAATGACCAAAGCGTCCCAGTTGACCCGTACTTTCTTGGTTTATGGTTAGGTGATGGTTCATCTCGTGGTGTTGAAGTGTGCACGCCTGATCCAGAGATAGTTGACTACATTCACAACGTGGCAAGCCAATACGGGATGCAGGTAAAGGTTCGCGACGATGATAGATGCCCTGTCTATGCGATAACTAATGGTCGAGCTGCTGGCATGGGGAAGAACACCAACCCGTTACTAACTAAAATGCAGCAGCTTGGGGTGATTAATAATAAACACATACCTGACTGCTATATCAAAAACAGCAGAGAGGTAAGACTTCAGATTCTGGCTGGGCTATTGGATACTGATTCGCATTATGACCAGAAAAAGAAAAGCTATTCTTTCACATCAATAAATAAAGAAATGGCCTTCTCTTTGATGGATGTGGCAAGATCGCTTGGCTTCAAGTCAAGCATAATCAAAAAGACTGATGTCACCTTTGAATATAAAGGTGAGAAAAGAATATACGAAAAGGACGTATGGGAGGTGTTCGTTAGTGGTGACCTTCATACAATCCCATGCCGAGTAAAAAGGAAGATAGCAGAGAAAACCAAGTCAACCCGTGGAAAGATGTCTGAGGTGTCATTGTCTTATGTCGGGCATGGTGAATACGCTGGGTTCACTATTGATGGCGATCATCTTTTCCTGCTTGCTGATGGCACGGTTACACACAACAGCGGAAAAACAAGGACAGTAACAACAATACTTACGGAGCGTGCACGCTTTAAGCCTGACAGGATAGCTTGTTTTCGTGAGATTCAGCAGTCTATTGAGGATAGTTCATATCAGGAGCTGAAAGACGAGATTGACAGGAAGGGCGAGACAAAAGAGTTTCGCGTCATCAACAACGAAATAACACACAAGGTAACGAAAGCAAAGTTCCGCTTTAAAGGCCTGTATCGCAACCAGACGACCGTAAAAGGCTTCGCTGGCATTACAGTAGCTTGGGTCGAGGAGGCGGAAAACGTCAGCCAGACAAGCTGGGAAATCCTCACCCCAACAGTCCGCGCTGAAGGGTCAGAGATATGGGTGACTTTCAACCCAAATAAAGAGCATGACCCGACGTGGAAAATATGGGTTGAGCCTTTTTATAATAAATTGCGCGAAAATGGCGGCATCTATGAGGATGATGAAAACCTGATTATGGAGTGTAATTACTCAGACAATCCGTGGTTCTGGGATACTCCGCTCCCAAGCCAAATGCAACGCATGAAAGAGACCGACTTCGACCGCTATCAATGGGTGTGGGGTGGGCGCTTTAATAAGCGTAATGATGAGCAGGTATTTGGCGGTAAGTGGCGCGTTGCTGATTTCGAGGTTAAGCCGGAATGGCATGGGCCTTACTTTGGCATCGACTTTGGATTCTCGCAGGACGCAACGGCGATGGTTGAGGTTTACATTGAGAAACTTCCTGATGACCGCCGCAACCTTTACGTCGCGCGCGAATACGGCCGTGTAGGCCTTGAGATTACCGACACACCTACAGCGATGGAGCAATCATTCCCACTCTCCAGGAAGGCAAGATGGTATGGGGACTGCTCTCGGCCAGAAACAATCAGTCACATCAAACGCGCAGGATTTGATATCCATCCATGCAATAAGTGGCCCGGGAGCGTGGAGGAGGGTGTAACCTGGCTCAGGGGTTGCGACAGCATCATCATTCATGACCGCTGCACACAGACTCAGGAAGAGTTCACTATGTACAGTTACAAGGTGGACAAGCTGACGGGTAACGTGCTCACAAATATTGTGGATGCGTGGAACCACTTCATTGACGCAATCAGATATGCATGCAACGATCACATCGTACAGCGTGGCTCTGGATGGATTAGAAGGAGCAGGAGATAAGAAAAAGCCCCGTTGCGGGGCCTGGCTGTAATCAATTGCAAAGCTGAATGCTTTTCCATGTTTTAAATGGGACACCTATCGCCTCCCAGAACTCCTTATCTTCAGCAGCAATTAATCTAAAAAAATCCCCCATCTTCCAATAAGAGCCATTTTTTATTGACTCACGCTCCTCGTTAAGTTTTTCAACAAAGTGCTCAGTCCATGTGCAATCTTCATTCCAATTAGATTTAACGCCGTTGTAGAGTGAGTGAATAAAGCGATCAACGTATGACGACTTACTAACCTCAATCCCCATTAAAACCATATTTATTACGCGAACCGCATATAAGTTTTGTAATTCAGTAGTACGTTCTTGATATTGCATTTTTGCACCTCATTCATTTCGGCCCCGGCCGCCTCAATGACTACAATCTACATCAACCATGAATCCACGTCAACATTTATAATAAATTATTTGTAAAGCCAGCAATGAATCCCCGCATTTCGCATGGCAGCATAAATCACGTCATCAGACACGACCGCCATTGCCACCCTTTCAGCGTCAATCTGCTGGTGCGAAGCCATAATGTCATCATAGAAAACATCGTTAGCATGCAGCCACTCATACGCATGCTTTGCCCTCATGATTAGGACGTCGTGCCCGGCAGAGTAGAGCGACTTAGCCAGCGCAACGTTGCCAGCAATGGCATTACCCTCAGCATCGCGCAGCACGCCATCAAGCTCGAAAATGACACATTTCATAAGATTTCTCCGAGAGGTTTCATTTTAATCTACGCCATGCTAGAATCTACGTCAAGGCGCATTGACATAACTACATCACCAGGGGCATCATGAAGGCATACTCATCTTTTTCGTGGGAGCAGAAGGAAAAAATATACTCACTCGCAAGAGCTGGTGTGTCGGATGAGGCACTGTGCGAAAGGTACGATGTGGATGAGGCTATTCTTCTGCGCATGTATGATGAAGTGCTGTGTGAGTTGCAGCGGCGTCGTGGTTATAGTGGCCTGAAGACGATTAATGATTTCTTTCGGAATGTTGAGCTAAATAACGATGAGGGTGGTGATTTATGATTATTGAAGAAACAGAAAACGCATATGACATGCACGTAACTGAGCAAGAGCTTGAGGATGGAACTCCTGTCGTGGAGTTGTATCAAGTGAATGGCTACGGTGTTGAGTCATTTATTGGCATCGACAAACACCAGGCCGCGCAGCTTATCGAAGTCCTGCAACGCTGGATTGATGGCGAGGAGATTGAGTGATGAAAGCCGTCAAAACAATCCTGTTCTGCATCATCAATCCGCACCTGATTGTGATGCTGGTATTCGCTGCCATGCTTCTTGGAGCAAGGAAGTCACTTTATTATCTTTCCGACAAGCTGAATGATGCTGCACGTTACATTCAGAGTGCTGACTATAAACTCGCTGCGAAGTTGCAGCCAGCATGGTTCAGATCGCTGGTTGATGATGAGGCGAAGTGATGTCGTATTTCTTCCTGATATTCGTAATCACAAGCAACACGTCCAATATGCAGGTGGTGCCGATGCAAAGCATGGAGCAGTGCATGGCGGCCATTACGGCAATGAAAATCGCTGAGGAAAAGCGGACGTGGAATGATGTAAGTCCAAATGTTGACAATTTGCAATGCGTTGAGGTGAAGTGATGACAAGAAAACAGATTCATGATGTTGCGGTTGGTTGCAGGAAGTGGTTTGAGGAGATATGGTTTAAGCCTGGACTCAGTGGAAAGCGCTATAAATTGTACGCCAAATGTCGCGGTTTGGTTCTTGGGGATAGAATAGAGCTTGCTATATTCCATAACAATGACCAGGCCCTTCAAGAGAGAGCCTTTGGTGACTGATACCATGCTATAATCCCATCCATGCGATGGGATTTTTTATGGTGACGAAATGTCAAAGTTAGAGGCGGTAAACGCCTATATTCAGCAGCGAGTGGCGAACAATAACAGGCTCATCGAGCGGCAGCGTCGGGAGTTTAGCGGTGTAAACATAGACCAAAAGCACACCAGACTGTATGTCGAATGTGGCTACCCTGAAGAAATCACCGCCGAGATGTTCCGCTATGCCTATGAGCGCTATGCACCGGCAACCGCTGGCGTCAATCGCGTACTCGATAAGTGCTGGCAGACTCCGCCGCAAATCCTCGAAGAAGGCGCCGATGACAAAGCAAGCACCCCGTGGGAGAAAGCAGCCAACAAGCTGTTTAAGCGCGCTGCGCCGTTCATCAAGGATGCAGACCGCCGCAACCTCATCAACCGCTACTCCGGCCTTATCCTGCAAATCCGTGATGGAAGGCAGTGGAATGAGCCGGTAGACACCACGAAAACAAAACGCATCAAGGATGCTGCCATTGTCCGCTACATTCCGGCGTGGGAAGAGCAGCTCCGCGTCAGTGAATGGGAAAATGACGAATCCAGCGAAGACTATGGTCAGCCGAAGATGTACGAATATCAGGAGTCGGTAGTCGGCGCCTGCAACAGCGACGGAAAACCAACGCGCTCCCTGAGCATTCATCCCGATCGCATTATCGTATTTGCCGAGGGTGCGATGGATGGCTCCATTTACTCTGGCGTCCCACTTCTTCGTGCTGGGTATAACCACCTCATCGACATGGCGAAAGTCACCGGCTCAAGCGCTGAGGGCTTCCTGAAGAATGCCAGTCGGCAGCTCAACGTTAATTATAATAAAGACAGCGTTTCCGCTCAGTCTCTGGCTCAGCAAATGGGCGTGCCGCTGGAAGAACTGGCTGATGTGCTCAATGAGGATGTAGCGCGTCTGAATGAGGCAATTGACGCGGCGATGTTCACGATGGGCGCTGATGTCAAAGTGCTCTCGGTGACGCCAGCAGACCCAGGGCCAACATGGACAATTGCGGCCAACCAGTTTGCGGCATCCATCAAGAAGCCATTCACCATCCTGTTTGGTCAGCAGACTGGCCGCCTTGCATCCGATGAGGATAAAACCGACGACGCCATGAGCGCCAAACAGCGCCGCGAAGACTGGCTGGACTACATCATTTCGGTGTTCATCGACCGGATGATTTCCTTTGGCATTCTGGATAAAGCGCCAGAGAGCGGTTATTACTGCAAATGGGATGACCTGCTTGCACCTTCCGAGCTGAACAAAGCAGACCTGCTGGTCAAGCTTGCCACTGCAAACAAATCTGTATTCGATGCAGGACAGATGGCCCTGATGACCGCAGATGAAATGCGCGGCATTGTTGGCATGGAGCCTCTGGAGGAGCAGCTTCCTGACGGATTACAGGAAGGTCAGCAGCAACAGCAAGACCAACAGCAGGGCCAGACCGATGCGCCTCCTCAAAATTAATGCCCGGCTTCCGCAGCCAAAATTAAGCATGAGCCTGACAGACCCACTCGGCGCAGTGGGTCGAGTCAATAAGATGGTGCGCAATGTTGACGCCAGATATATGACGCTAAAATCGCAGGTTGCCGAGCTGTTCCGCACCATTCCTGTGGCGACCGGCAATGCTGAGGCTGGAAATTATTATTATGATTTCTCTGCCTACCGCGCATCGACATTCTTTGATGAACTTCAGCGCATTCTTGATAATCAGCTGCTGGAGGGTGACGATTTCACGCACGGAAGATTGTGGGCGTCATCCTATGTCAGCGACGCCATGTACGCCGGTACGCAGAAGGCTAACTCAGACCTGAGCGACCTGTCGTCGGCATACAAAGACAGCAGGCCGCTTGCTGAAATACTGTACTCTCAGCCGTATCTCGACCGACTTCAGCTTGCGTACACGCGCACGTATAACGATTGGGGTGGCCTTTCAGATTACACGCGGCAACAGGTGGCAGAGGTCATCACTGCTGGCATTGCAAATGGCGACGCTCCTGGAGTGGTTGAGCAAAACATCGTTAACCGCATGGACGTGTCAAGGAGTTATGCGCGGTCAATCGCTCAGACTGAAATTACCAACACCCTGCGCGAGGCTAACAGGCGCGAAGTGAAAGAGGCGCAAGTCACGCTGGGGATGGATACCATCATGCTCTGGCAGTCGGCGTTGATGAAGACCACCCGCGCAACTCATGCCGCGCGTCATGGAAAGTATTACACCCCGGAAGAGATTGATGAGTTCTACAGCGAAGGTGCAAACCGCCGCAACTGCCACTGCGCTCAGATACCCGCATTGGTGATGGATGGCAAGCCTGTGATACTTGAGAAGACGCAGGAAAGACTCGATAAGCAGCGCGAAGCATGGCAGGATACACACAAGAAAGCCGCCTGATGGCGGCCTCTGTCAAATATTACTTTTCTTGTTGTGAAGGGTGTGCATAGACTCAAGCCATTCTATTTTGTTCATTTAAATAAACCTCTCTAAGTTCACCCATCACGCTCAGCCATGCTGCATGCTCATCCATTCCGCGCATCACCAGCCTAACGTAGCGATTGCGGGCCTTAAACATCAGTAGCGGGCACATTATTTGTCGCCCACCGTTGACAGGCAGACTTCACGGGCGACAGCGGCCACTTCTTTCGGTGTCTTGTCTGTCATTTTGTATGCCCCATCAACGATGGCCTTGCTGAGTTGGTTAAATTCAGCGCTATAC